GATGGGGAATCTTGTACGATTTGACTTGACTTTCATGTAAAATTGTAGTACCTTATTGTCATGGAGGGAACAATGTGTGAACATGATTTTGTAGAATCCAGTATAGAATGGGAAGCGTCCACCGGCAAATTGATGCAGTATCTTGTGTGCAAGAAGTGTCTGTATGTGTCTTCTGGATTCACCCTGCCTGACGATGAGGAAGATGATGACGGGCTTGACTTTCATGTAAAAATGTAGTATCTTTTACGAAAGGAGGAATCTGTGGAAGCCCTTATGGATGAAGTGGTTGAAGCACTCCGTGATAAGATCAGGGATTGCCAAGTAGGGGATGTTCAGGTTCTGGATGCACTGAATCGACTTTTGGGGACGGTTGTAACGTACCAGTTACATCAAAAAGACTGAAGGCACCGCAATCCCCGACTTTAAAGCGGAGTAGGCATAACAACAGACACCAGTTCGATTCTGGTTCCCTTGAGACGCCGAACAGAGAGGAATCGGTGAAACCCCTTGATACGTCGGGTTCGAACCCCGATGACCCTAAATGGCTGTAGACGTACAGATCGTAACACGCAGGGGCCTCTCAAAGATGCACACTTTCTGCGGCCAATCGTAAGTGGCAGATGCAACCGACATCTATAGCGTACATAGCGGTGACAGTCGGGAAAGACCGACAACTTGGCGGGGGAGTGAAACGGTTTCCATACCAGTCTCATAAGCTGGTGATAGTGGGTTCGACTCCCACCCCCGCCCTGTCTGTCAGGAGTATGTGTTATATTCCTGACATTTCTCATCCCCAAAGGAGGCGTTATGTCTCGCTCATATAAAAAGATACCTGTATGGAAACAGCCCAACGACTTCTACTTCAAATCCTTGGTGCATAAGCGTAACCGGATGCTGGAAAGGCTCCGAATTTTCCTTAGCCCGAGACAGTATCTGTATTGTGTGAACCCCTACGATATATGTGATTGGTGCTGGCCTATTTTCGGACAGGAACCACATCCATTGTGGCCCACTGAGGCTGACATAAGAAAAGCACGTATGAAATAGTCCTTAGCCAAGCGGTAAGGCACAGGAAGGGCAGATGGTAAGGAGACATATCGTATGGTGTGCCTCCTTTTTGTGCAAATGGAGGATGAATGTTTGATATAGTTTCCTTCTGTGATAATTACAACATCCCCTATGCCTACAAAGGCAAAAACATCGGTAGAGGATGGATCGGGCTGAATTGTCCCTTTCATTTTGATAGTGATTATCATTTGGGGTTCAACACAGCAGGGGACTATACCTATTGTTGGAAGTGTGGGGGTCATTCCCTCCTTTCAGTTGTACAGCAATACGTGTCTACTTCTACTTATGAAGCCTCCCAAATACTTGAGCGATATGGTAATAGAAGGGTTCTGTCTGAAGCCCTGAACGTACATCATCCCAAGGCCATTACCATGCCCGGTGATCCCCTATCCGCTCTTTATAGGATATATCTCCGAAAAAGGGGATTTGATCCTGACCATATAGCAGAGAAGTACAAGGTCACTGCTGGTGGCATAGTAGGGGATTGGAAGTATCGCCTACTCATTCCCCTATTCTATCAAGGCAGAGTGATTTCATTTCAAGGTCGGGATATTACCGGGAATTCTGATATACGATATAAAACACTTTCTTTGGAGAAAAGCCTTGACGATCCAAAGAATTATTTGTATAATATGGACAATGCAAAAGGGGACGCCATCATGGTGTGTGAAGGCCCCACTGATGTGTGGAGGATCGGGGATAGCTGTGTATCTACTTGGGGTACATCCACGACTGAAGAGCAGGTTCGTAAACTATATAGATACAAAAAGGTGTTCATTGTATTTGATCCTGATGATAACGCTCAGAAAAGGGCAGGGACACTGGGAAACAAAATTGCCGCTATGGGTGGTGATGTGGAAATAATCCATACCGGGTTAGACCATGATCCTGGTGCTATGACTGAGGATGAAGTAAAATCATTAAGGGAGGAGCTTGGATTTGAAAACAGTTGACTATGATGGAGAAGTTTTGATAATCAAATTCTTTGTCCCTTCAGCAGACTTTACCCCTACCCTAACACTCGTCAAAGAATGCACTGGACGGGTATTTGATCCAGTTGGTAAAAAATGGACAGCCTTGCCCACTCAGGAGAATATCGACCATCTAGTAGGTGCAGGATTTGCACCATCTGATGCAGTCAAGAACCTATGGCATAACCGTCCGGTGTATGAGAAGGATGCTACCGTACTACTAGAAATAGACGAGTCCAAGTTAGACCCCGCCCTTTTTCCTTATCAGATAGAGGGGGTTCGGTGGTTGGAAACGCACAAGGGTATAGGCATAGTTGGCCTTCCTGTAGGACTGGGTAAATCAAATATTGCCACCTCTTATGCTAGACTTCATCCAGAGGACAGACCCATATTGGTGGTATGCCCTGCTTGTGTCAAGTACAACTGGCAGAGGGAAATCAAACGGTGGGCAGGAGAGGAAGCGATTGTCCTTTCTGGCAAGACACCTGAGCGTATCAACAAGCATCATAAGTGGGTTATCATAAACTACGATATTCTGCAAGGCTGGATTGATGTATTAGCAGACTTCAAGTTCAAGTATCTCATTGGGGACGAATCTGCCTATGTGAATAATCCCAAGGCCCTGCGTACCAAGTCGTTCGTGGCTCTTGCCCGTACCGTTCCAAAGAGGGTACTCTTGTCGGCTACTCCCATACGGAATAGGCCATCGGAATTCTTTACCTCCCTCAATCTGGTAGACAAGAAGATATTCCCTAACAGGTACAAATTCCTGCATAGGTATTGTAATCCAACCTATAATGGATTCTCTTGGGTATACAAGGGCTTGACAAATGACGAAGAGCTTTTCAGTCTGGTGTCCAAAGTGATGTATCGTAGGAAGAAAGAAGATGTGCTGAAGGATTTGCCAACGAGACACAAGATAATTGTTCCGTTCCAGCTTGACTCTACGACCCAAAAGCAGTATGATAAAGCCTCAGAAGGTTTCAAGTCTTGGGTGGCAACTACTGTTTACAAGGCACAGCAAACGGCTCAGGCCCATATTGAGACCCTACGGCAGTTGGCATATATAGGCAAACGGAACGGTGTCATAGAATGGATTAGTTCCTTCCTTGACAGTGGAGAGAAGTTGGTGGTCTTTGCTTGGCATACGGATGCCATCAATGACATCCATGAGGCCTTCAAAGATACCTCTGTTGTAGTGGATGGTAAGGTGTCTTCTCGTGACAAACAGTCACGGATTGACAGTTTCCAGAATGATCCTGCCGTAAACCTATTCATTGGACAGATAAGGGCGGCGGGGGTGGGTATAACCCTGACAGCGGCTTCCAGTTTGGCCATAGTGGAATTCCCATGGACTCCGGGCGATTTGGAACAGGCTATGGGTCGAATTGATCGTATCGGGCAGGAGTCAGATACAGTTACATTCTACTATCTGGTTGGAGCCAATACAGTGGATGAGGACACCGCTATGCTTCTGGATGAGAAAAGCAAGATGTTGGACAAGACTTTGGATGGAGAGATACAAGGTGATATTTTCGGGAAGAACATAGTTGATATGTTGGTTGAACTGAATGAAGGAGGAAACAATGGTTAGCATTCCGATCAGAAGAAACAAGGCGATTCTAAAGAAGTTGTTTGCAGAATTGATCAGGGAAGACGGATTTATTTGTGGAGGTTTCGCACGATACCGGAGGATGGATGACTCGAACAAAAATTGACCTCTCTCCTGAGCGGCAACTGATCACACATTTGATTGTGGACAAGCAGTTTGCTCAGGAGGTTATCCCCATACTGGATCCGACCATGCTCAAGACCCGCTATGCTCAGATCGTGGCAAGGTGGGTACTTGACTATTATGATCGTTTTAGTGATGTACCGGGGAAGTCCATACAGGACATATACCTTGACAGGAAAACTTCCCTTCGTGATGAGGAGGAGCAGACCTCAGTAGCCGAATTCCTACAGAATCTCTCTGAGGATTATTCTACTTCCAACAGTGAGTTCTACATAGATCAGGCTATTAAATATTTGAAAACTGTTTCCTTAGAACAGACTATTGCTGATATGCAAGATGCTTTGCGTAGAAATGAACCATTGCTTGCCGAGGGACTGATTGCCAACTACAAGAGGATAGGAAGGCCGGAGGGGGATGGGTATTCCATAACAGATAATCCGGGAGACATCATCAATGCCTTCACTGAGGATGCTGAAGTAGTCCTCACATATCCCGGAATACTTGGTAAGGTTGTCGGCCCTTGTCGCCGTGGCGATCTGGTATCCTTCATAGCCCCTGTCAAGAGGGGTAAAACCTGGGCCTTGTTGTATAGTGCAAACGAGGCTATGGCTCAGAACAAGAAGGTTGTGTTTATTACCTTGGAGATGCCAAAGGCCCAGATCATCCGTAGAGCGTGGCAATCCATAGTAGGACTTCCCAAACATGAGAGTCTGGTAAGTATTCCTTACTATACCCCGGAGATAGAAAAGGATGATCCTATGCCAGAGAAAAATGATCTGAATGCACGGTGGCGGATAGAGTACAGGGAAGTAAAGAAGAAAGCCGTCCAGTTGGATCAGGTGGACAAGATACAAGAAGACATGCGTAGGCTCCATCGAGGTGGAGATTGCCGCTTCGTCCCACTTGCTTCCAAAGCCACTACAGTTCTGGATGTAGAAACAGTTCTGGATAACCTTCGTTTCTATTCTGACTATGAAGCCGATATGGTTGTCATTGACTACGCCGACCTTATGGGTGCCAAGGCGAATGACTATAGGCACCAGCTTGATGATATCTGGTCTAACCTGAAGCGTGTGGCACAGGAACGGAATATTCTAATCCTAACCGCAACACAAACGAATAGAGCGGGACTGGGTGGGGATGATATTGATAATGAAAATGTGGCTGAGGACATGAGGAAGTTGGCACACGTCAGCAAGTTCATAGCCCTTAATCAATCCAAGGAAGACAAGCCAAAACAGATAATGCGGTGGAAAATTCTTCTGGATCGAGATGAACCTTGGTTGTATGACGAGGCTAGTACAGTACAGTCCTTGCAGATAGGCAAGTTTGTGCTGGACAGCCGTATAAGGGATCATGTGCAGAAATAGGGGGAACAATGGGAGCATATAAGGATGGAATATGATTGTAAATAGAAAATTACTTGTAGATCAATTATCAATGGTACTGCCTGCAACGGGCA